ACCGCATCGCCCAAGGTGATCTCACCAAGAACGCGCGCATCGGAGCGATCGGCCGTGTTGGAGCCGGTCACGCGAACCGTATAGGCCTCGTCACCGGCCGAAACCTTGACCGCTTCCAGGTTCAAGACTGCCACCATATCGGTGTAGACCGATCCTTTCAGGTCAATTTGGCTGCCAAGATAGCCATCGGCGGTCAGGGCTGCGGAGCCAGTGTCGCGGACAAGAAGCTCCTTGTCGAGCGGGAAGAACTTTTGGATTGCCATGTTCAAGGCCTCCTTATTTGACGATGGGTGCGTCGGTGATCGATGTCAGGCGATCAGCGGCATACGGGGATTCGATGCACATGCCGACATCGTGTTCGATGTTGGTGCGGTAGTAGACGCCGCCCTCGGTCAGGCCGATGTCTTTGACTTCCATGCCCAGGGTCTCCAGGCCACAGACGCCCATTTCACCGAAGCTGACGATGTAGATGGATGCGGTCACGGCAGCACCGCCGCCGTATGCAACCTCATCGAAGGGCAGAAACTCCCCAAACGGCGAGATCCCGTATCCGGTATAGATCGGCAGATCGCCATAGCGGGTGATCTTCTTGCCCATGTCGTCCTTGTCGAAAGTGATGAAGCCACCGATGTCGGTGTCGCGCTGCGCGGCGCCGAAGCGGGTCTTCAGCTTGCGTGGCATGATGATCGCCGTGGGGTTGTCCACATGGCCGATCGCCAGGTCCAGCATTTGGAGCGACAAGGCGCCGCCGCCGGAGGCTTGGGAGTTGGCAATCACGCGGCTGTCGTAATTGGCGGCCGACACGTCACCGCTGACGATTTGCAGGCGCTCCTTCAGGCCCGTGTATTCGCGCGGATTGGTGCGGTTGTTGCCTGCGATGAAGGTGTCGCCCCACTTCTTGGCCTTGGACTTCACCTGCATCCGCTCTTCCATTGCGCGGCGGCGGGTGCCGTGACGGTCGATCAGCTTGCGGTCGACGTCGAGGTTGCCGGCAATCGGGAAGCACTGCTCGGTCAACTCGTTGATCACGCCATGGCTGGCGGTCGGCTCTTCGTTGATCGCGCGGAAGCCCATGTTGTCGGGCAGCTCGCCTTCACGGTAGTAGCCATACTTGCCGCCCGGCGCGGTTTTGAACGGCATGACCGAAAGGAAGTCGAGCTCGTCCGGAAACAGCTCGATAATGGCTTTTTCAGCCTCGGAGCCATCATAGCCCTTTGCGTACTCGACCAGTGTATGAACGCTCATTGAAAATCTCCTGCGTTACGTTGCTTCGCGGGCCGCAATCAGGCGGTCCATGGGGTTTGCGTTGTGGTTCACCGCTGGGTTGGGCGGTGTAGGCGTGGTGGACTTGGAGGCGCCCGTGCCGCTCAAGAGCGTTTCGACGGCGCGAACAGCGTGTGCGGAGACGAGCGTGCCGAGAAGGGCCGCGCGTTGGCCCTTGTCGGGAATGCGCGTTTCGACGGCGCGGGTGATGCGATCGATGCGGGCTTGGGCTTGCGGGCCAAGCTCCTTCATCTGCGCCTCGGAATCTGCCTGGTACTGCGCGGCTTTTCCCGCCTCGTATTTCGCCAGCATCCCGACAAGCTGCGGGGCGCGGTCGGCCGGCATGCGATTTTCATGCATGAAGGATTGCAATTCACCCACCAGCGGATTTTCCGCATCGAGGTTGAACTCAAACCAATCTGGGGGCGCGATCTCGCCAAAATCCAAATCCTCGGGCATGGCCATGGCGTAATCCGTGGCGGCTTCAGGAATGCCATCGCTCAGAGCGGCGAGTTGCGCCTGGATGTCGTCATAGTCCTGCCGGAACTTTTCGAAGTCGGGATCGGCGCCCTCGGGCCGATACTGGTCGGGCAGCCACGACAGGTCAGGGCCGTCGTCGGGCGTTGCCGCCGGCGGATCTGCCGGTTCAGCAGCGGGCGCGGGGGCGGCAGCGGGTTCGGCATCGCCCGGATTTGGGGGATCACCGGCCGCGTTGCGGAGAAGCCGTTCGGCGCTGGCTGCCGTGGGTAACATCGAGATATGCATCAGTGGGCCTCATGATTTGAAGTAAATCCGAGACCAAGATGCGTTGCGCGTTGAGATCTTCTAATGCACCGGGCGGCGCTCCAATTGGCACGTGGCGATCCTGAACCGCTTTGTCCAACAATTCCAGCAACTTAGACCCGGCCTCACTGGAGAGAAGTGAGGCGATCTCGTCGCGGAGAATGCGCGCCTCCGCCGGCTCAAGCTGGCCAATATATGCGAGAATGGGACCGGGTGCGGGGCGGAGCGGTTTAAGCGACATCAGGCTGTGGGCTTCCTGCTTGTGCCTGCGGCTGACCTTCAGTCGGCTGTGGCTTGGGTTTGTCATTGAAGGCGATAAGTTCGTCGCCGGTTGCATCTGCGATGTTGCGGTACGTTGTTTTGATATCCACAACCTCTGCCATCTGCTCGGCAAAGACCTGCGCGCCGAGATCAAGATTGGAGCGGGTGATCATTGCCTTGTCCTGGTTCTGAGACCTGGACATTGGCGAGATCGGCCGCACCTGAATTGTGGTGCCATCGATCGTGATCGCGCTTTCCATCTGGCCCTGCGCAACGCCGATGTATTCGACGCGCTGGATCATGGGCAGCAAAAGCTCGGAGAACAGTGGCGCCGAGGGCTTACCAAGTCGCGCTTGGACACGGCGCCGCTCATCAAGCCACTGCGATGCTGTGGGCGGCGTCTGGCCGCGCTGTCGGGGCCCGTCTTGATAGAACGCCACGCGAATGCGCTCTTCCATGCCGTCCTTGGTGTAGAACCCATAGTCTAGATCCCCGCCTGCGATGAGCGGCTGCGGCATTTCGGGCGAGCGGCGCGGATATGCATGGCCGCCTACAATGCCGTTGGCGAAGTTGAGCACCCCATCATCGACATAGGACCACGCGGGATCTAGCTGCTCATCCAGCTTCCCGAGAACAACCTCTTCGATTTTGTCGAGAACCATCAGGTCGGGAAGGGCCTTGATGCCCGGGCCGCGACCCCAAGGGTTGCCGGGCGAAGGATTGAAGCGCCCAACCATCAGCGGGCACGCCCCATTGATCGGGCCAATTACCTCTTCGTTTTCAGTGACGAGCGTATTGTCGACAGTGATCTCACGCTTCCACTGCGGATTGCCGGGGTCGGACCAGTCAAGCCAGAACCCCCAGCACACCTTGCACCAAGCGCCCGGCTTTTTCATCTTCTGTGCGATTTTGACGTCGCTCAGGTCTGTGCCGGGAAGCTGCGCCTCCAGAAACTCTGCCTGGATCCACTTTTCACGAAAGCGATCAGAGATCCCAAGGTGCCCTGGTGTGACAAGCAGCTCATCTGCGGGAACAACCTCAATGTATACCGGCTCCGCAAGGTGGCCCGAGTCAATCCAGACTGCGGGAGTGCCATGCGATGCCGTCTCAAACATGATCTGCGGTGCGATTTCGTTGAGGTTTGACTGCTCCAAGAGGTCGAATAGGCGCTCTTCGCGGCTTTCAACCAGATCCTTGACCATTGGCGCCGCGTCCTCGGGGATCGGGACCATTACCTCGTACTCAGCCCATCGCATCTCGGCCGGCATGTAGAAGTTCACCAGATCCCCAGCAAGGTCCGTCGCCATTTCTTCACCGATGGAAATGAAGGTGTCTGTCTCTGAACGATTGCGGCGGTGGGGCGATTGCTGGAAGGCGTTTGCGCGGTGGGGCGCGCAGAACCGCATGATCTCACGGATATCGGGCTCAACCTCGCGACGCCATGCGCGGGCAGCGGACAAGCGCGCGCTGAATGCTTTTGAAGGTTTTTTCACGCCGAACGCACCAGCGACGGCCGGCCATAGGCGGCACGATAATCCAAGGTTTGCGATGCTGCGCTGCGCTGCGCTGCCTGGCGCCGTTCGCCGGCCGCCGTGCGCATTTCGCGCTCACGCAGGGCTTTCGCCTTCGGATCTTCTTGAGGGGTTTTCATGTCGAACTTCTCCACCGTTTCGCAGCAATTTCCGTTTCAGGGCCTCTGGGGTCCATGCACGGAGGCCAACGACGGACCCGCAAATAGACGCACACGTGTGCAGCGAGAGGGGAGGAACGGAGAGAAGTGATCGAGGGGCCCGGTACAGGATCACTTCGCGCGCGGCGGCCAAACGCAGGGCCATGAGGTATTCAACCTCTTCAGCAATATGGGCCACCTGAACGTGGGTGCCGGTGCGGTTTGGGTCGAGGAACAGCCACGTGTCGTCTTTCGTCACGCCCCAGGCATCGCAGTGACCCCACCAGCGAAGCGGATCTTGCGTGCGATCGTAGAAGCCAAAGTACCAGTAGAGCGGCGTGAAGCGGTTGTCGCCCACCGCGCCAATCTCGTTCGGCATCATTTCACAAACCTCCTGAGCGTCACGCGGCGCGACCCAAGGCTGACAGGCGCGGAAAGCTGCTTGTTGTAGGAAACCACCTTCTGACCTTCGCCACCAATGATGAGCATGTTTTCAAAGGCCTCGGCGGGATGTGAGTAGCGGTTCTTCCTTGGCGTCTCTTGGAACATTCCCGTGCCGCGCACCTTCGGGAAGTGATACCCTCCAGCAAGAGCCGTGCGCAGCGTGATGCACTTCCTGCCAATCAAGAGACCGTCGCGTCGGATCATCACTGATGTCGTTGTGTTCCGACGCAAGGCCGGGTCGTTGTTCGACGTCGCCTGCCGAACGGTCATCCCGTTTTGCTGGAAGATGTCATAGGCCGTCACATTCGATACCTGAGAGCGGTCAGATCCGCGCGGATCGCCACCAAAAATGAACTCAAAGCCCGGAAACCGAGACGCAAGCCAGCGCTTCAAGCGCGGCGCAAACTCCACCGCGGGCTCATTCTCGCCAATCAGCTCATCAAACACCTTCCAGTTCCCGTTCGTGCACTGGCCCGCAATCGCCGCAGGCTCGCGACCAAAGTCCAGGCCAACAAAAATTGGAGCGTCAGGAACCGGAACAAGGTCAATATCGCTCGCGTGCGCAGCCTCGGAATACGACGGATAGACAGGCTTGCCATCCGTGTAGATGCCCGTCTTGTTCAAGATCCGCCGATCGATCCACTCGCGCGGCTTGCCCTCCGCCTGCTGCAAGTAGGTCTGCGCCAAATGCTGCTGGTTTTCCGCCTCGGGGTTCTCCAGATACACCGGCCGGCCATCCTTCATCGTCTCCAGCAGTCCGGGCGGCTGCATGTAAAACTTCCAACTGTCAGGCATCCGCAACTCAGCCTTGCGATCATCGCTCCAATCCGAAGGCATCAAAACATCGCCGCGCATATACGGGATCCAGTGACCCTCCTGCGGTGCGTTCATGTCCGCAAACCCGCCGTGCCACGTCGCGCCAGGGCCGCGCGCCGGCGAAGGATACCGCCCCGCACGCGAGATCAATTCATCCACCACGCCCTTCTCGGTAAACTGCGCCTCGTTCAGCCAAAATCCCGTGATCTCAAACGAAGCACCAACAGCCTCCGCATCCTCGGGCGTCGCGATCGCGTGAAAAATCACCTCCGTATTCACATACGTCCCATCACCAGATGGATGAGCATAACGAATCAAGTGCGTCGGAGGCACAGACTGACGAAACCGCCCGTAAACCTCCGGAGGAAACCAATCCAGCCACGTGCGCTGCGTCGTCTTCTCCAGCTTCGGATACGTGTCGCGAACAATCAGCCACCGCGTCCGACGCTCACCATCGTCGTCAGGCGCCTGTTCCCCCGCAATCGCCATGATCTTGTGCGAGCACATCGAGGACGTACCAGAGCCAATCGGGCCCTGCACAATCGAGAACTTGCTACGGTCCCAAAACACCTCCGTCAAAACAGGACCGTCAGGCTTGTAACGACGAACCCTCATTCCTCTTGCCCCGCAAGAAGCATCACCTTCGCATGCTCCATCATCCCGATCGCCTCATACGCAGACGCATGACGCTTCACCAAAAGGTCATCCAGCTCCGCAAAAATCAAAATGCAGTCCACAGGCTCCATACGCCCCTCTTCAATATCAGAAAGAGCCTCCCTCAAACGCTCAACCACAATCTCGCGCTGACCCACAATCTCCGTCGACCAGCCACCCGCAACCACCAATTCAGCCATCACTCACATCCTTAATGTTGAAGTAAGACAAGAAACACAGATCCCCACCCGTGACACACCAGCATTCCACGTTCCAAATGTGAAAAAATTCCCCAAAAAATCAAAAAGGGCGAGAGCGAAAAGGTGGAGTATAGGAAACGGCGCGCGATTTTACCCCCCACCCCGGCGCTCGGAAGGGGGGTGGGGTCGCCGGATTGGGCGCGATATCGGGCTGCCACACCATCCCGGCTTGGCATGTTGGAGTGGGTGGGCCGTCCATTTGGCTCACTCATCACCCGCGTTGCCCTTGTTTTGTTGGTCATTATCATCACAAGCCTCCGATAGGCTATCGGTCGGTCTTTCGTAGCCATACCCAGGCGCAACTGGCTCGGGACCGGGCGGATTTTGGGGCTCATTTGGGGCCGATCTGGGCGACAGCTCCGGTTTATGAACGGGGTTCACGGCGCTTCGGACGAACTCGATCGCTCTCATTCTGACGCTTTCGTTCTCTGCGTCGGTCATGAGAGCTCTGGCGGCTTCGACGGCTTCGATCATGTAAGCGGCTTGAGCGTTTTGTTTTTGCCTTAGAGCCCACGATTGCAGGTCTTTTATGTATTTTTGGACTTCTGGCTTTGCGAGGGCTTTGGGCAAAGTTGTGTCGTGGAGCCCCGCTTCGCGGGTTGCTGTCTCTATAGGAGTGTCGTCTAGGACGATTGCAGCGATGCAAGCGATGGTAGGCTTGCGCAGGCAGGCGGGCGGGCGAGGCTTGAGCTCGATGATGGGGTTTGCGGGCTTTGTCATGCGGCAAGGATTGCGCGAGGATTGATGCGGGGAACATGCACGAAAGGTTTTGCGCGTTTGGCTTTTCGTCTTTTTCCTGATTTAGCGCGTTTTTTGTGTTGACATGTTCCCGATATGGCATTATGTAGGTGTTACACCAACCACCAACGAAGGACACAACGACATGACCAATAGCGCCAATATTTACCCATTCCCTGATGGGCTTCAGTTTTTCAGCATCATTGATGTTGATGGAGTTGCCTGCATCTTCACGCATAGCAACGCGCAGGGACTTGGCTTCCTGACTTACACGGGGCTTGCCTATGCGATGGAAAACAGCGTTCTTGTGACGCTGGACGGCGCGACCCGTCGCCTTACCCGTAAGGACAAGGCGGCAATTCTCAAGCATCCTGCTGCGGAGGCGTTCTATTGCGCGCGCGAGGGTGCCGCCAAGGACTTCTGGGCCATGGTTGGCGCGTGACACTTGGCCAGCGCCCCCTACGGGGCGTTGTGCAGGCTTCATGCCTACCACCTATCACCAAGGAGACCATAGCGATGCTTATGATCGAAGCCCACAACCAATGGCGCGAGCTTGCCGCAGACCTGCCAAAAGATGATATCCCGATGATGTCGGAGAGCTGGAACAATTACACCGACGCGCTTTGCAAAGACGGCGAGCTGACTAACCTGCAATATCAGCACTGCCCCGCTTGGGATGACGCCATGCCCGAGGATGACGACGCGGAGCGCGATTACCTGCTGGACGCCTTGGGCGTCGCGATCACAAGCGAGCCCGCAGGCCCGCGTGATGGATGGGCAGAGGGTGCGTCGCACTGGCGCGTGACCGTGACCCGTGGGAGCGCTGGAGCGACGTTTGCAACGCCTTATAGCATGGGCAGCGCGTGGACTGGTAAACCAGCCCGCGAGGACGTTCTGGCAAGCCTTGTAATGGACGCGGCAAGCGTTTGGGATCTGGTTGAGCCCGGCGACTTTGAAGACTGGGCAGATTGCCTTGGCTACGACAGCGACAGCCGCAAGGCCGAGGCCACCTTCAACGCCTGCAAGGTCATTGCCAAGGAAATGGCCGACATGTTCAGCGATGTATCGCTTGACGATCTGCGCGAGCTGTTTGCCGACTATTGACCTATCGGTGCCCGCCCCCACGCGGGGCGGCATCCCATGGGCCGAGCCTATGACCACCACGCACCACAGGAGATTTAGAGCGATGTTTCCACCAATCCACGACTTGATCCCGATCGATGGCGGGCAAGATCCCGATGAAATGAACCAACAGCGCGCCGAATGGGGCCGTCTGGCATGTGAAGCTATTTCGAAAGCTACAGGGTGCGACCTGTTTGATGAGGCACCTGGCGATGCGATTGCCAATATATTGCACTTTGTCACACAACAAGCGTCAAGCACGCCCGAGTCTGTTCTGCAAACCGCCGTCATGCACTTCAATGAAGAAACTGGCGCATGACCTGCCCCGCCCTACGCGCGGCGCTTGCCGCTATCCCCACACCTCAGCTTGCAGCGATACAGCGCTTGATTGCCGCCGAGATCGACGCACGCACCACCACACGGAGATTGATATGACCGACCCATGGACCGAAGGCTACCGCGCCGCCGTCAATGGCGCGACATACGACGACAACCCCCACCAGGAGCCCAAGGCGACCGCGTGGGCATTCGGATGCAGCGAAGGCATGAAAGAGCGCAACAGCCGCGCGCTTGACGCACTGATGGAGGAACTAGCGACATGACGCATATCAACAACACCGACGACGCGAGCGGCTTCCGTCGCCGCGTTTCGTTTGCCGCCAGCGTGATCGGATCGGGCCGCGAAACAACACGCTCATTCGACTCTTGTTTCGAGAATTTCGACGGCGACGCCGTGGCGCTGGCCCTATATCAGCGCACGCTTAAGAACCCCGGCACCAAGCTGGCCGCGAACATTTGGAAATATCTCGGAAAGGACAGTGTCGAAGCCTTACCCGCGAAATATCCAGGCATGTCGCCCGCTGAGGTATCGGCGCAGATATTGCAGCGAGAGCGCGCAGTGAAGGCCGCCTGCACTGCATATTGCCAAGACCTCAAAGCGTGCCCGACCTACCAAGATGGAACGCCGCGCAAAACATGGTGGCAACTCGACCAATTGGAGCGGGAAACCTGGATCAAGAACCCGACGCCGCGCACCTACCGCACCGAGCTTACCCCCACGGGCGAGCAAACCGTGATCCCAGGTTGCGAGCGAGACGCCAGCCCACGCGCTGCGCAGCTTGATCTCTTCTGAGGGGAGATACCCGGGTCTGCCACCACGCGGACCCGGGCCACCTTGCAAGGCGCGGTGGAAGGAACCGCCCGGCATTCATACACACCAAAGGACAGCGAAACAATGACGATTTACACAGCGAAAACATTCGAGAAGCTGGACCGCGAGGCCAAACTTGCCGCATTCGAAGCGGCCGGGCTTCGCGCCTATGGATCAGCGCGCTTTGGCGCGGAGTTTTCTTCGCAGAGCGGATGGGCTGCAAAGACAATCGCCAACTGGCGGGCCAAATCTGGCGACGTCCCGGTGCAGGCGGTGCTCTTGCTCCAGGAGTGGAGCGGGGGAAAAACTACCCAAGCGATAATGATCGAGGCATTCAAAGACGTCGCGCGGGATCTTGCCGGTGTCAGCCGCACACTGAACAGCGCGGCCAATGCGGTTAGCGTAAACTTGGCCGCTTCCGCCGATGGGCCGCCCGCTGATACAGCTTCCGACGACGCGGTTGCAGCGGACGTGTCTCGGCTATGATCCGCAGCGCCATGGCCGACAGCTCGGCCGGGCGCAACACGACCTCAAAACCCAGCGCGTTCGCCCAATAAATCACCGTATCGACATTGGGCAGGCGAGCTGGGTTTTCCTTTTCCGCCTTTGCGACGTGATCGACAGATAGGCCCGAGATCGATTCAATCTCCGAAATCGACAAGCCCAATTCTTCGCGCCGCGATTGCAGGAAAAGACGCAGGTCTTCAAAACTACCCACCGGCATATCCGTTGGAGAGCGAGACAGGCCGGGATCGCACGACTGCACGTTGGTACCGTATGGGATTCTGACCTTCAGCCCGCATCCGTGACTTGGGCAGCGCGCGAGAACGCCGCCATCATCGCTGGCAATGATCAGCCATCCCGCGTCTTGAACCTTTTTCAGGTCTTTAAGAGACATCTCGATTTCTACCTCTCTTGCACGACGCGCACCGGCACCAGCGGCTATGCTGATGTTTCGCGCACACGCCAGCCTGGTTTCGACTTGTGAGCCGTTTATCGCAATCTGGAGCGGCGCACACACGTTTTTCGCGAGGTGGCAGCCGCTTCATGTTGTGTCCACGCCCGGCATCGGAAAAGCGTAGCCCTCGGATCAGGTGCTCTCCCTTCCATTCATCCGTTTGCATTGTCCGCCCTCTCTGTCTGTGATCTGATTTTCGCAATAAGGGTCCGAGCGAAGTTTTCCGTGATCCGCTCTTGCAAGTGAACTACCCGCTTCTCCAGCAGGTCCGCCTCACCCGCCGGTAGCGCGCGGCCCAGCGTGTCCGCAGCCCACAGAACGCCCTCAACCTCTTCAAGGCTTGCCAACTTGGACACGTAGCGATTCCAATGCGCGCTCATTCCGCTGCCTCCCTATCTGCCCAATACTGGACGGCAATGCGCCGCCGCTCGTCGGGATCGATTTCAAACCGTAGCGCCTCCATGAACGCATCGGGAAGCCCTGCAAACGGGTCATTGGGATCGCGCGGCGATACGCCTGGCCCGTCAAGGCCACCCCAGCGCTCCTGGTGCAGCCATGTGCTTGCCATGGGCGTGAACTTTGGGTCTTCACCCCGGCGGCTCAATGCAAACCGCTCCGTCGCCACCATGAGATCATCAAATGCCACAGACTTCAGCGCGGTGCGAAACTTGGCAAGCGCGGGCTTCTTCGGATTTGCACCATCTCGTTTTGGGTAAACCGTCCACCACGATTCAAACTGATCTTCGATAGAGGTTTTGGATTCTTTCTTCTCTGCATCTTTGCTTAGAAAAAGATCATCAGAATCCCCTGATGGTTTATCTGATGGTTTATCTGATGGTTTGGGTGACATGGGTGTCACCCCTAAATTACCGGAAATGTCACATCGCTCGGTCGTAAATGTCACATCGGTATCGCTTTGAGGGGGTGACATAATGGCACTTCGCCATGTTGCAGATGGAGTGAAATGATAGATGTTGGTCCCAAGTGAGGATCCATTTCTCTGCACCTCAAGTATGCCGGCGTCTGTCAGTTCCTTGATGCACCGGATGACCTGGCGGCGGCTCAATCGCGTCCGCTTGGCAACCCCATCAATTCCCGGCCAGCAGTCTCGCGTATCATTGTCGGCCTTGTCGGCCAAGGCGAGGGCCACCAGCAACGCTCCACCTTTGACGCTGGACTGATCCCACAGCTCGACCATTATCCTGATGCTCATGAAAACTCTCCTTCCAGATCCATTTCGGTTTGGGGCTTCTGGCCCACCACGTTGCTCGCGATATCGCAGTAGACAGACACCGACCCTGTCGCGCCGCCCCGGTTCTTCGCGCAGATCAAGGTCATTTTGTTGCGATGCACAGACATGGCCGCCTCCAAGTCCACCATCTCTGACACGCTCTTGCCCGCGCCCTTCTGAGCGTCGATCTTCTTCTGGGTGTAGTATTCTGGGCGATAGCAAAAGATCACCAGATCCGCGTCTTGCTCGATCGATCCTGAATCGCGAAGGTCTGACAGCTGGGGCACCGGGGGGTCGCGCATTTCAACTTGCCGTGACAACTGCGACAGCACCATGACCGGCACACCGTAGTGCATCGCCATCGCCTTCATCGCTTGGCTGGCCGCTGTGACCTTTCCGTTTGCGTCACCGGGCCGGTATCGCCCAGTAGGCTCGACCAGCTGCAAGTAATCGACCACAATCAGCTTGAGCGCACTGCCCTTGGCCTTCAGTTGCCGCTCAGAGGCGGCCAGAGCCGCCCTCAAGCGCGTCAAGGACCGAGCAGAGGGGTCACAGGTGTAGATGGGCATCTCAGCCACCTCCGCCGCCGCAGACAACGTTGCATCCCAATCCTCGCCTTCCACCCGCCCACGGCGCATATCGAAGTACGTCGCCTTGCGGCCGCGCTCTGCCACCATCTGCGAAAACGATCGCATTGCAAGTTGATCCCCACCCATTTCGAGCGAGGCAAAAAACACACCTTCGCCTCGGGCTGCCGACTTGAGCGCGATATTCAGCGCCACAGCTGTTTTCCCCATCGAAGGACGCCCAGCCACAACGATGTACTCCCCGGCGCCCATGGCCCCAATCAGCCCGTCCAATTGATCAATGCCAGTGCTGATGCCGATGGGCTTGCCGCCTTCCCTTGCCGCAAGCATGCCCTCCATCGCGACGTGCGCCGAGTTCAGCCATGATAGGGCCAAAGGCTTGTCCTGCACGGCCTGAAGGGCCATGGCGATGTCGCCCTCGGCCATTTCAAGCACTTTCTCAGGCGTCATATCCCTATCGTGAAAGGCAAGGCGGGCCCGAGCCCCATCCAGTGCAATTATGGCTGTCCTGCGCCCGTAAAGGCGCCGCAATTCCCGCAGGTAATCGGGCATCTGTGACAGCGCGATCGCAGAAGATTGCAGTTTGACCAAATACTCGGATCCGCCCAAGTCACTCAGGCCCGGTATTGAAGCAGCCTCAAAACGCATGGTGACATAGTTTGCCTCTTCATCATCCGCGATGCGCGCAACGATCCGATCAAATATGTCCCGATGCACAGGATCAAAAAACGCATCTCTTGGAAGCTCCACAACGTGTCGAACTTGCGTGTTGTCGTACAACAATCCTCCAAGGATTTGTTGTTCCAATTCAATGTTATGTGGGGTGTCGTCGCTCATTAAAGAGCCCTCCGATTGTGGTGGTATGGTGGTTCGTGTCGTGTGTTGCGCAGGCGTAGTCCCACGTAGCGGCAGCATCGGCGGCATCGTGCCCGGTGATGGTCCACCCAAGCGCTCGCCCGCGATTCATGACGGTCTTCTTAATTTCCAGCTTGGCCTTGTGTGCGCTGAAGCCGGGGAAGTCTTTCTTGGAGATCGGCCGCCCAAGGAAATGCTTTCGCACCGCGCCGATATTGCACTTCATTGGCGGGATGCCAGCGTTCTCAATCTCGCCGGTCACGCAAGCCCACATGCCAACCAGCAGGTGCGAGGTCTGGGGGCCGCCAATCGGAGCCTCGACAGCCACCAGATCCGGCTTGAACTTCGCGCAGTAGTGGCGCGTCATGCGAATGGCCTTGGCAAACCGTGCAGCATCGCTACACCCCTTGCCAAGATCGATCGCCCATGCATGAGGGACGGCGCCCGCTTCACCGAAGCAGACGCCGCAGGACGTGGCAATATCCAGCGCCAGCACCTTCATCCCTCGGCAAACGCCTCGTCAGCCGCATCATCGAACTCGGCCGCCTCTGCGTCGATATCGGGATTGAACGGCGTTTCCTTTTC